TACTCCAGAAGCAGTAAAAGTTGGGCCATTACCTGTTGCAGCATTTGCGTAAGTAATTTCATTAACTGCTGAACTTGTTGCTGTTAGTAAAAATAATTCGTTGCCATTAGTATCTAAAATAGAAGTTCCAATTTTAGGACTAGTTAAAGTTTTGTTTGTTAAAGTGTCTGTGGATGAAGCAGTTATAAAACCTGTATCATCAATATCTGGATTAGTGCCATCATTCGCTGTAGCATAAACCATTTTAACTGCTCCTGGAGTAAGAGTTACACTATCTCCTGATCCTGAAACATATTTAAATACTACATTTTGTGATCCACTTGTTGAATTTTTTAAAATATAAAAATCTTGTACATCAAGAGGTATTGTAACGTTTCTAGATCCAGTAAGTGATCCAGTAAATTCAATAATTCTATGTGCAAGAGTTGCACCAG